CACCACCTAAATCACCTCCTAAATCACCTCCTAAATCACCTCCTAAATCACCAGTCGACATTCCTCCCATATCACCTACTTCGGAGTCTGTTGTTTCGTCACCCATAGCATCACCACCTTCACCAGGTTTATTACCGTATAACTTATCTATATTAGCAAATATACCCGTTTTACTTATTACTTCAGATGTCTTTTCTAATTCAGCGGCAACTGCTTTTTCCATTCTTTGTTGTTGAATATCCAACTTAATTTCATCATCACTAAATCCGAGAATGTGTTTCTTAGCCCAAGATGATGAAACAGGTAGAATACCATTACCTGGGTCACTAACAGCATCCCTATAAAGTTGTATTTTCTGTGTCCATTGTTCCATTTTTAATAATTCTGCTTGTGCAGATGGATTAGTTAACCCTAAAGTAAAGTTACCTAATTCGTCTTCAAAACCTAAAAGGTATAAATGAACTATAGCTATTTTATTAAGTTCTTGAACCATAGATTTTTGTATTCTATTTATAGTTCTAGCGAACCTAATATCTTGTAAAGATAGACTTTTACCGTCTCCAACAACCTCTTCAAAACCTAAGAAAGCTTTAGGTACCCTCAAAGAAGTTAATAACTTTTTTTGTATGTACTCAATATCCGCAATTTCAGATAGGTTCTGAGCCCCTGGTAATGTATCTATAGGGTTAGGAGCATTAGGGTCCCTAACAGGAATAAAGTAATCTTGGTCAACAGCCATTTGATTATATCTTAAGTCCACATTTCCATTGTTGGAGTCAACTACTTGGTCTCTTTTGAACTTATTAGCGACTCGTTGTACATAAGGTTCAACATCCTTATCATCCATGTTACCTACAAATATTTTAAATACCCTTCTTTCTGGTGCTCTAGAAGTCCTATAGATTAACATAGCATCTTCTGATAAGATTAATTGTTTCCATATACGTCTACCTTTTTCTAACATAGATGTACCGTATGGTAGTTTTCTATCATCACCTAATAATCTAAAGTGAGCGACTTCCCAAGTATTGAAAGTTATATCTTTATTCTGCCACAAAAATTTTAATGAATCATTTTCACTTTCCGTTGAGTTTCTTTCAGGTTTAATTTTCATACCTCTCTCCTGTCTAGTAATCTCAATATTAGGTAACTGTTGAGCCCCCATAATACCTTTTTCAGGGTCTAATTTTAAATACACAAAATTATCACCGTACTTACATGTATTACGTGTCCACATAGGTAAGTTAGTATTAATATCTAATCTATTATTAAATAAATCCGCTAAAACTGATTTTATTCTTTTACTTTCAGAGTAAATTTGTAATATATATCCGTCTTCATCGGGTGTAGTAGACTCTTCAGAATAAATGTCTAAAGCTGCTGAAATTTCAGGAGTATACTCCATACTCTCATAGTCGTAAAAAGATGCTAAACGTGTGGGTTCATAATAAACCGCTTGGGTATATAAATTGTTTTCGATTTTTTGCCATTGCTGACCTAAATATAGTGTTTGTTGAGCTTGTAATTTCTCTCTTTCATATTCTTTTTTGTCGGTAGTTTTTAATATTTGTTTTTTATCAAAATTATAAACCGGGGCTTGTTGGTCTAAGGTAGAATCAGGTCCAAATACCTTAGTCAACCTTTGCCATATAGTAAAATTGTTATTATCAGCCATCTTTTTTTAAATAAATATAAACTTTACTTAATTTAATTAAAGGTTATCTACGATTACCTCCAAATAACCAACCGTAATCCTCATAATCTTTTTTAGTGTAACCATCAATTCGTCTATGATGATTGTGTTGATTGGCTGGCATTACAGGTAAACCTGGATTGAATTCCTTAGATGAGTTTTTTACTGGAGTCTCATTAACCAACCAACTTTCCATCATAGCCTTTGTTTGGTCTGTCACCTTTTCAAGTTTAGTGAAAGAATTTTCGCCGACATATATTGCCATGGCCATAGCCATAATAAGGTCGTCGTGTTGACCTTTAATATGGTCAGGTCTTCCGTTTACATAAACAAAAGTATTTAGTTCATTCATAAGACGTGTAGAACGAACAATAAAATTATGTCTTAAAGCCTCTTCAAAAGAAGCCACAATTTGAACTCTCTTCGAATTAAAGTTTAGACCAGGTATTTTCTCTATAGTGGAGGGGTTATACTTCCATTTATCGGCAACATTAGTACCTTCAACATATAAATCTTTATAATTCATTTCTTGCAATTTTCTTGCGGTAGAAACTCCCATACCGCCAGTAATATCGATAACTATAAAGGCAGAATACATTGTCGCCCATTTGAATGCAACCTCAGCCGCGACATCAGGAGGTATTTTACCTAAATACTCTAAAACCTGTTCCCTCTCATCAAAATCTATAATACAAAAGGTAGTAAAGTCTTCACTGTCACCACGAGATACGTCAATACCCATAATATATTTGTGACCAACAACAGGTTCTTTCCATTGCCATAACGCACCACCCATAAACTTGTTTTCTGGTTCAACAATAAAGTTTTCCTTTATTTTTTCCACAGTATCATTAGGTATTACGTTATCACCTGAACCCAAGAAATTACACTCTAATTCCTGAGCAATTTTACGTCTATCAAACTTAAGTTTCTTAGCCATACCCTCAAACCACGTAGAATACGGTTTGTACCCTTCAAGAAATTTAGATTTAATTTCTTCAAAATTTCTTTCCATAGGAGATATATGACCATACTCAATAATAATTTCGTCGTCATTGTAATCCTCCCTATTTAACATATAATGAACAATATCATTACATTTAATAAGTTTTAAATCTTTAGCGTACCGAGGGTCACGATACCAAAACATTTCAGTAATTTTAAAGTCATTCATACCCCTTAAACACTGGTCGTAAATAGAATAATATATTGGGTCGAATCCATTAGGTGTGGATATTACAATTACCTTACCTCCTGTAGATAGGGATGCCATACACGCAGACCAAAAGTCATTATCAGCCTCAATAAATGCCGCTTCGTCAAACACAAGAATAGTAGGGGTATATCCACGAAGTGCGTCTTTTGATGTTGCGACTGACTTTACTTCACACCCATTAGTTAATTTATAATGTCTTTGAGAGTTTTTCTCGTTGGAGAAGTCTACACCGAACCAAGAAGGCCACTGGTCCATAAAAGCCCTGATTTTACTTGCCATCTCAACAGACGTATCAAGTTTATTGGCAATTATAAGAATTTTTTCTGGCTTAGTTTTAGAGGCTGTGACTAACTTTTTAGATATCCAAGCGGATGTTACGGTAGATACTCCTGCCTGTCTATATTTAAGAGCTATATTTTCTTCAAAGGTATCATAATCATTTATTAAATACTCCTGGTCAGGAAATAATTTTAAAGGAACATATTTAGACTGAGTATTATCATAAGTCTGTAAATATGTTTTTAATGCATACGAGGTGTCTTTTACACACCTCGCATATTCTAATAATACCTTTTCTTTTGTTAACGCCATATAGACATTTTAAATAACTTTTATGTTAAGGAAATACCTAAGTCACCCAATAGGTCAGAAAGTCCATCATCGCTATCGTCATCGTCATCATCATCAGTATACTGTGACATTGCATCTTCATACTCATACCCTTTAAGTTCTTCAATAATTTCATTAACCATTTTTGAAACAATTTGTTTTCCTTCGTCTGAACCTGAAATAATTAAACGAGCCACTTCAAAAAATTCGTCTGTAGATAAAGCTGAAAAACGTGAGAATAGATAATTTTGTATTTCTCTCATGTCGTCTTCATATAGTTTGTCGGGATATGATGCTTTAAATTTGTCCCAAATAACGGGACCTAATCTTAAATCCCATATTTCATATGGTAGTGTGTCAGTTTGACCCATAACCATATCAGCGGCCTTAGGGTCATCGGGTAATCCTGACGTACCTAGCACCTCATAAACACCTTTAATTAATTCATGTACTAATACAGGAAAGAATAGACCTTTAGCTTTAATAGTGGGTGGGTCTGTCGTATCATCGACTTCTTCAGAACCCTGTACCCCATCACCACTTTCGGCCGCGGACATAATCATTTGGTCTGGCATTATCCAATAAAGTAAATCATTAATAGACATTAGAACACCATAAAGATTTAGTAATCTAGGGTTAATGTTATTTAACTGTTCCTCAACAAGGTGAAACATGTAATGACCCTTTTTTGATGCTCCCTGTATTAATGAGTTAATGAATCTTCTTTTGGCTTTCTCTAAATCAAACTTTTCAAAAGCCACCATAAAGTTTTCTAAATCGTCTTCAGCCTCGTCTGAACTAACCCCAAATTGTTGTTGTACTTCCTCGTCATCAATCTCTTCTGGTTCAGAAATCATATTAGACGTATCTATTTGACCTGGCATTGACTGTAACTCTACATCATATTGAAACGCATCATCGGGAAGTGATAACTCTTGTTTAACTAAGTCCACCGATAATTGTTCTAAATAACCCTCATTATTAGATTCTATAGATTTAACTTCCTGTACCGCCTGCATTAACATCATTTGCAATTGCATAAATGCATTTTGACCTGACACTTCTTCCATACCAGTGTAGTTTTTTACTCTATCAACTACTTCTTTAAATCTCGTAGAAGCAATTAATTCAGCAAAAGAATTGTCAAACTCATCGTTTTCTTTACCAGGTAGTGCAGGGTTATCGGAAATAGGTGTTTCACCACTAGAAATTTTTCTCTCGATTTCTCTATCCATTCTTTCAGGACCATCGTATTCGATTTGCTCTTTCACAGCCTTTCGTATTTTGTTAGTTAAATCACTCATCTCTAAATTTTATATTTAAGTTATTAAATTTTAAGAACTCAGGTACTCCTGTATCTTCACCCGCCTTAGGTTTTGGACTATGTTTTGGTTTGTAAGGATTACCCCTTTCAGGTTTAACACCTGGTTTAACCGTTGGCTCTGCCGGTTTTATTTCAGTACCCGCT